TGTTGTTTGCTAGGATCTCTGCGTTACGATCTCTGACATCTTTGGCTCGTAAATCTAATACATGAATAGTGTCAGCTATCTTTGTCATTTGTTCGCCTGCTTGATCTATCGCAGACTGTAATTCTTTTGCTTTAGTAGTTGACTCTTTTAGTTTAGTATTACGTACAGTCTCAGCTATATCCTGATCACATGTAGGACAATGTGTATTGTCTTCATAGAACTTAGTATCTTTAACCAGAGTATTGATTAGACTTTTAAACTGATGCTGATACTGAGATAGTGATGTCTTTTTATCGTGCATCTTATTAAGTTTTTCACTTAAACCATCTTGTAGACCTTCAATAGTAGTCGTATTTTCAAAGTTAGCAAGCTGCATCTCAGCTATCTGATCTCGGTATTGCTGTATCTTAAGAGTGATATTCTTTGCACTCTCTTGATTCAATGCACCAATCTCACGTATGTATTTACGCTGTAGCTCTATCTTTTCTTTTGTAAAGCCTAAGTTATAGTCAATATCTTTGAGAGCTTCTCTTAGAACTGTATTACGATCTTTTACGATTGAGTTCATCTTAGAGAATATATTTATGTCCAGCAAATCCTCGATAACATCACGCCTGTGTTGGGCCGGGAGCTGCATGAAAGGAATAAAACTGCTACTTCCTAGTACAACAATCTGATGAAAGGATTTGTGATTGAGCTTGACGATATTTTGTTCAAGGATTTGCTGGTACTCTCGAGAATGGCTGGATTGATTCATCATTGTTCCATCCTTCCATATCTCGAAGAGATTAGGTTTGATGCCACGTTTTACTCTAAAGTTTGATTTGCCGATAGAAAACTCTATTTCAACAATGCATTCTTTATTGTTTATCGTGTTCACCAATTGTGGTTTGTTTATATTACGGTGAGGTTTGCCAAATAAGGCAAATGACATAGCGTCTAATATAGTAGATTTACCTGAACCGTTACCACCTACAATAAGTGTAGATGCTGAACGATTGAGCTCTATTGTAGTAAACTTATTACCTGAAGATAAAAAGTTCTTATATTTTAGTTTAGTAAATATTATCACGCTATTTCTAATGCCTGTGCTTCTATTAGTAGGTTACTCATTTTAGTCTTCAACTTCTCTTTATCTAATACCGTATCTGTAGCATCGATATAACTGGCAAGTAGTTCACCAGTATCTTCGACAGATATATCGCCAGTATCAACATTTGTACCAAGAAACTCGTCAAAGTTCTCGGCGATCTTCAATTCGTATATAGGTCTGTCTTGTATTCTATCTACAAACCTATCAAATGTATATAAGTCTTTCTTTGTTATTACAACAATCTTGACAAACTTATTATCACATTCGCTTACGTTATAATTATTATAGTCTGTTTCTGTGTCATTGTACACTATTTTTTTGAATACTGTGTGATTATTTTGTACTGGTGTCAGCTCACGTGTGGCTGTATCTAATACGTGAAAGAACTTAGGATCATGTGCATCTGACCAGAAGAGCTCTAGTTGTGTGCCAAGATATGTAATATTGTCTTGAGTTGATTTAGTATGATAGTGACCAGATAGAACACGTTCGAACCTACTAAAGATCTTATGATCCATACCACCGTGGTTCTGGATGCCTCTCATCATATCAAATCCACCTAGTTCAAGGTGTGCACCTAACCAATCGCATTTACAGTTGGCTATAAAATCCATGCTCTCGTCTTTATTCTCTGGTGTAATCCAAGGTAATAAACCGAACTTGAACCCGTCAAAGTCCATAACAGTTGGTTTCATTACGATATTTACTTCGTTCATATAGTGACCTAATAACTCTTTTAGACTATTCAGATCGTTAGTATTCTTATAAAACACATCATGATTGCCAGGGATTATGTCCATTGTAATACCATATTCTCTGAGTTTGTCAAGAAATGAATGTCTATTACGATTGAGCGCTTTGAAGTTGATAAACTTACGATTATCAAAGTAGTCGCCAAGATGTACGATATGCTTTATATCATGTTCAAGCAGATACGGAAACAATGTTTCACTATAAAAGTCATCTGCATTATTTAAGAATATTTCAGACGAGTTACGAGTACCGCAATGGGTATCATTCAAAATACATATTTTCATTAACCAAGAATCTCACTTAAATCACTATCACCAGAGTTCGCGACTGCTCTACTCTTTTGTTTCTTACGTTCAGCTTTAACAAGGATCTTCAGTTCTGTATCTTTTACTTTAATAGTATCGATACGTGATTTCAATGTATCTACAAAGTGTTGTCCTACGCTTTCACCTACACCACCCGATTCAACATCTGTAAAGTCTTCGATAGTAGACTGAGCTATAAACTTCATCTTAATATCTTGTTGCTTCTTTTCTTTAGCAATTCTACGTAGAAAAGCATACCACGATATCTGTGTAAAGTATGCAAATGCATTTGGTTTACCGGTACGTGTAGCTGCTTCGATATTATAGTTTTCTATTGCCTTGAGACAGTTTTCAACTGCATCCATCACCATCTCTTCTCTATACGTATATCGTACAAAGTTAGATTTATGTGATAGACCTTCACTAATACGAAGAAAACATCGTGCAATATAATCAGTTACGACTGGTAGCCTTTCTTCTGCAGCTTTTGCTACTGCTATCGTTTTACAATAGTCGACTACTGCCCATGAAAATTCTTTATTATTAACATAGTGCGGTTTGTCTTTAGGTTTTATTTTAGCCATTTTGGTTCCTAGTATATCTTGTTGAGTCTATTATAACACAACGCTAAGGGGTTGTAAACAAATTTATTTTTGTTTTTTATGAAATTAAGGGTGTACAAAGTACATATATAGTGGTATAATAAAGAGTAAGCTTCTTTGAGGGGGATAGTACTATAATAAAATCTGATAATGAATGGTCGCCACTGAAAGAAGTAATCCTTGGATCGGCAAAGAACTTTAATTGGTCTACTGATGATCCTGTTTTTCTTGATGCTTATGATACGATGGGATGGGATTTTGGTGGTCCTGTTGATAATGATATAATAGAAGAAACTGAAGTAGCTTTGCAATATTATAAGTCTATTCTACAACGTTTTGATGTAGTTGTACATAGACCAGTTGAAATAGATTATGTTAAACTCAATGCATATGGTGCGTATTCTCCGCGTGATACTGTTTTAGTAATAGGTGATAAAGTTATATTCACTCCATGCGGTTGGGAAAAGAGACGTATTGAATGGGATGCATATAAACATTTATTTCCTAGTTATACTTTATGTGATGATCCTGCCGCACACTTTGATGCTGCACAGGTTATTCGTTGCAACCGTGATATTATATATCTAGTTTCTCATGGTGGTAATATCGAAGGTGCAAACTGGTTAAAAGACTTTCTTGGTAAAGAATACAATGTACATTTGATAGGAAGTGATGTATATCCTGGTCATCATTTAGATACTACTATTATTCCGTTGAGAGAAGGATTAGTCATGTTTAATGCCGCTCGTATGAGCGAAGAACATGTACCTTCGTTTATGAAATCGTGGGATAAGATATGGATACATCCAAATGATCTATTTGACTTTCAAAGTGGGATGATGGGATCACGATCTATATTTCTTAACATGTTTTCTATTAATGAACACGTAGTTGTATTAGATCCTGATCAAACGTTATTGATAGATGAATTGCAAAAGCATCAGATATTATGTCATCAAGTTAAATTACCTCATTCTAAGTTTTTAGGTGGTGGCCATCACTGTACCACACTAGATTTACACAGAGCTAGTTAAGTTTGTTCGGATCGATACTGAACGGAATAACATTTTCAAATGTATCATCTGAGTCAGCACCCTCTTTAAAATACTGAAATGGATCCTCTGCATTATCTTTGCTGTCTTCTGATGCCAAAAGTTCTAAATACTTAGTATATTGTGTTTTAAGTACACCACTTGGATTTCCTATTGTTATAATATGATAGGGCATAAGAGAACATAATGATGAGTTGTCATCTTGATATGTCATAAACGGTCTAAATGTAAACCATCTCGTTCCCTGTTCAAAGTTTTCTTGTATAATGATCTTAGCAGCTTTGCGTATAATCATTACTTCTTGTTCA